GCGACACGCCGGGCGAGGTTGACAGGTGTTGTGTCGTGTGGTACGTGGAGGTGCGACATGTCGTGCGAGGTTGACAGGTGGTGTGTCGTGTGGTGCGTGTGGTATTATTGATGATGCAAGAAAAAACAAACCAAAAAAAAAGGATAAGAATGATGAGGGGTAGTTTTATGAACGGTTATTGTTTGAATCGTTTGCTTAAGAAAGGTTATAGTTATTTTGATTTTGTAGAGTGTTATGTTGATTCTACTGATAGAATTTATATTCTTCCTATCGGCTCGACTAGCATAGTATCTTGTGGAGACACTGCGAGTATGATGTTTCTTGGATATAGTAGGTATGATGTGATATAGTGGTGTTTGGCCTATTAGCTCAGTGGTGAGAGCGGCAATCTTATAAATTGTGTGTGCCGGGTTCGATTCCCGGATGGGCCACATTTTGCTTTTTGTGATATGCTAGGTCATGGCATGCCAGTCGGCGTGTCGTGACCTATTTTGTTAAGTGAGGTTTTAATGGATGTTAATGCGATTGTGAGTGCGATTGGTAGTGTTGGTTTTCCTATTGTCGCGTGTTGTGCTATGGCGTGGTTTATTGCTACGACGTTCCGTAATTTTAATGATCTTATGACGAAAAATAATGTTTTGACTGAAGAGCTTATAGGTCTGCTTAAGGATGGGAAGAGTAAGGAGGATGGTGAGAAGCATGCTGATGAGACGGATGTGGCGTAGTGTGGTGATGTGCGTATGCATGTTGTCATTGCTTTTTGTGCCGGCTGCAAGCGCGGATATGCGTGGTGTGGATGTGAGCAATTGGCAATGCGATATTGATACGTACGCGTTGGACGCTGATTTTGTTGTGGCGGGTGCCACATGGGGAGTTGGCGGTTTCGGTGGCCCGTGTTTGGTCAACGGTGTGAACCAAGCTGCGAACTATCAGCTCGGTCGTGCGGTGAGCAGTGGCAAAAGCATTGGCGTTTATCATTATGCAATGGGTCATGATGCAATTGCGGAAGGTGATTTTTTCGTTGATAATGTGCGCGGGTACATTGGTGACGCGGTGCTTGCATTGGATTGGGAGGCTCAGGATAATCCGCAGTTTGGGAATGGCGCGTGGATTGAAACGTGGGTGCGTCGTGTGCATGATCGTACTAGGGTGTGGCCGATTGTGTATGTTCAGGCATCATCGTTGGGGCAGCTTACACCGTTTGTGCGGGAGCATTGCGGTGTGTGGGTTGCGCAGTATGCGTCAATGGGTGCGACTGGTTATCAGCGCACGCCGTGGTTGTATGGTGCGTATGGTGAAGCCATGCGGCAGTATACGTCTAACGGGTATGTGTCTGGTTATGGCGCGAGTCTGGATTTGAATTATTTTCGGGGCGAACGGTGGCAGTGGGGCGCATACGCGCGTGGTGATGGCGCGGGTGAGATCGCACCGGAGCTGAATGCGCCCGCGTCGGGGCCGAACGCGCCCGTGTCGGGGTCGAATGTTGGAGAGAATATGTCGCAGTCGGCTTGCGTGACGGTTATGGCGGGTGATACGTTGTCGGGTATTGCCGAGCGTACTGGATTGTTGCCGTGGCAGTCATGGTATGGTTATGCGTCAGGTAACCCGAGTTTGGTTTATCCGGGTGAGACCGTGTGTTATGGTGGTGTTGTGCAGCCGGCTGAGGTACGTACGCATACGGTTGTGTCCGGTGAGTCTTTGTGGTCGATTTTCGGTGGTGATTGGGCGCGGGTTGCTGAGCTTAATGGCTTGTCTGATCCGAGTTTGATTTATCCGGGACAGATTTTGCGCTATTAAGAATCATTATCAATTTTTCGGCGTGTCGCTTCTGCGCACGCCGTTTTTTATGTGTAAAATGCTTTTTTGTTACCGTAATGGTTAACAGGTACAAGATAACAGATGAAAGAAAGGATTATGAATGTGAGAAAGATTCGTAAGGTGCTTGCGGACAGCGTCATAAGCTTTTATGACTCAGATGGTACGATGCAGACGTTCCGCACGCACGGAAACGTTCGCAACGTTGCAGGTGCTGTAAAGGTGCTTATGAAGGCTGGTATCGTTAATGTATTGATTGACGATATCAAAGTTAATAAGCACGTGTATCTCATGGACGTTGAGACGTTCATTAAAAACGCCGAATGTGTACCCTCTGATAGTGCTGATTCCGGTAATGATAACGTCGATGACGATGCCATTGATGATGGCGAATTCTGAAAAAGGAACTGAAAGGAACTGAAATGAACAACGAGACCGTACAGAACGTAGCCGACAGCTATCGTTATATCCACACGATGACTGCTGACACTTTTGAGGGGAAGTGCGCTATTATTAAAGCACGTAATAATGCGTTGCCGTTGAAAAGTGTTGAAGCCAACTCTTTGGTTATTGTCGGAGTCCAGATCGCGCCGGGTGTGCGTAGTCGGACTGGGGAGAAATGCGCGAACGTCTATCTTTTTACAAAGGACGGCAAAGCGTATTTCACCCAGTCGGCGGGTATTTATCGCAGTGTTTTGGATATTTATGACATGTTCCCCGATTTCAACGCGCCAGCCGGTATTCCGATCGTGGTGCGGAGCGTGCAGCTGGCTAACGGTCGGGTCATGAAATCGCTTGACATTCAGTAAAATGGATACAAAATGAGAAAAAAAGCGTCATAGATTGCTATGGCGCTTTTTTATAAGGTGGGGGGGTAGTGGATATGCCTAGAGCTCGTAAGCAAGCGGATGTGTTGACCGCGAAACGTAAGCGTGTGCAGCGTGCTATAAACAGTCTGCGGAAAAGCATAACCGGCAGCATGCCGGAAAGCGAGGCGCGCGCGCGTCGCGCCTACATCCAGCGGCTTGAAACGCAGTTGAAAAACACATATGTGGGTCGTGTGCGTGACAGTGAGATACGCGTGGAATTGTATCGACGGGCCAATGAGAAAGCCGACGAGCTCATACGGCAGGCGGCCATGGTGCGCGGTGGCAAGGGCCGCGCGAAAGAGCGTATGCGGTCGTTTAACATTTTTCGCGAAGAGATGCGCTTGGCGTCCAGAGGGATGCCGAGCTCGCTGGGTGATCTCGGACGGGAAAAAGTCAAGGTGTTTTGGCGATACACGCAAAACATATGGCAGAGGGCGAACGTGCCGGCGGACAAACGGCTTGAGGTGATCATGAAAGCGTATGACGCCGACTCATTGAGCGAACTCTTTGACATTATCATGCAACGAAACGAAAAGGTGCTTGAGTACGCCAAAAACATGAAAGCACATGTGGGTGACTTGGAGGATTACACGGACGTTGACGGGGGTAGCCCGATCTGGCTTATAGCGGTCTCGCCCGACGTGATGCGATGAAAGAACGTAAGGAATTCCGGATAGCGGCGATATTCGACACCGAAACCACGAATATAGGCGACGGTGTCGAAACGCGAGCGTACCCGATACTATATATTTTCAACGATTTGCGCGACACGCTGTTGGAATCGTACACGCCTGACACGGATGACGTTCGTTTTTACCGTCATGCTCCTGAAGCATTGTCGTATATCGGCGATCTTATCGACCATGGACGTGCGCATGGCTATATTCCGGTGATCGCGGCGTATAACCTTATGTTCGACTTGCAGACGCTGATATTGGAATTGGCTGGATCGTATTCAATCGAGGTCAATGCGCAGACCGCCACAAGCGTGTACACGCTCGATTTGTGCGTGGATGGTGCTGTGGTGTGTCGTTTTTGGGACACGTTTTACCTCGAAATGGGTGGATTGCGTGCAATGGGCGAGACATGCGGTCTGCCCAAGGCCGTGGGCGATTGGGATTATACGCTTGTGCGTACTCCTGAAACGCCATTAACCGATGAGGAACTGTTTTACGCGCGGCGTGATGTGCAGGTGATACCGCAGTATCTGCAATGGCTGTTGCGTGCGAATCATTGGCTTACGCCTGATATGTTGGGTTGTCGTGTGCTTACCAAGACCTCGCTTGTGCGGCAGATGGCGCGACGTGAGATCGGCGGCCGGCGCGTCACGTTGCAGGGTGGGAAGAAGCTCACATTGCAGCGTGCGTTCGAGCTGACTTGCAATCAGGAGTTTCCGAAAAACTATGAGTCCTATGCGTTGCGCAAGGCGTGTTTTCGTGGTGGTCTGACGTTTACAAGCGCTAAGACCGCCAGCGTTGTCGTGGATAATGTCGCGTCTTTGGATGTGACGTCAATGCATCACGCTTTTATCAACGGGCGACGGTTGCCGGTGAAATTCGCGCCGGCACCTGCGGGTGTTTTGCAGATCGCGTGTGAGCGTGTCATTAACACGCCGCTTGATGATGTGTTGGCTAATTATGACGACCCGTTTCTTACGGGATTGCATGTTGCGGTAAGGTTTGTAAACCTCAGATTACGCAAAAACACATGTTTCGACACGTGGGGCATTGCGATTGCCCCACGCTCCAAGTTCGTGAAAACATTGCAGTCGGATACCGATTACAGTAATAACGAACGCGCGAAAACACAGGAAAACAGTATCAGGGCTCATGGGTATGTGGACAGCGGCGTGGAACCGGTGTACGCTTTCGGCAAATTATATCAGGCGCGAGAATGCATATTGCATGTCAATGAGATCGAGCTATGGAATGTGGCGCAGGTATATGAGTTCGATGAAATGCACGTGTTATATGGCGAGGCCACCACTAAGACAATCGTACCGCCCGATTATGTGACCTTGCAATCCAATATGCTTTTCGCACGAAAAACAGACGTGAAAAATCTGATTAAACACTATCATGAGGGAACGGCGTACAACGGTGAGATACCCGATTCCATTCCCGAGGGTATCGCGCACGATGCCAAGTCGGGTGCATTGAGTGCGAAATTTTTACGATCGTACTACGGCAGCACCGTCAAAGGACAGTTCAACGGCATATATGGGACGCAGGCGCAGGACGTCATGAAAGCAGATTACCGGGTGATGGAAAACGGCGAACTCGAAGTCGATAGGGCCACGATCTGCACACCCGATAATTTTGAGAAAAAACGTCCGAAGACACCGCGCGTACTATATACGTATGGCATGCGAATCGTGGCGGGCAGCAGAATGCATCTCCTGATAGCCATGATGCTGATATACCGTCGGTTCGGCGACCGTGTTACCGTCACGGGCGGAGACACCGACAGTCTTAAGATCAGCTGTGACGCCGACGTGGACGACGCGGCTCTTTTGGAGGCTCTCGCCCCGCTGCATACCGCGATAGAAAACGCGATCGACCGTACCATGCGGCGTGTCCGGGCGACCGCGCCCGACATGGCGTCGGCGCTTGATCATATCGGCAAGTTCGAGGTCGAGGACTGCGGCGGGGGCGCGACCCGTTACCGTGAGCACGTGGAACTGTGGAACAAAGCGCGCGTCAGCTTGGACGTCGCGGGGGGCGTGCATGTCACTTGCGCGGGGCTTCCGAGGCCCGACGGGGTGTACACCATCGAGGATTTCATGGACGATGTCATGCGTGCCGGGCACGGTTTCGCGGAAACCGTGAGTTTGGCGATCGGTTACGATGTTTTGGTGGATTATGGTATATGTCATACGTTGCAACGCGGGCGTCCGCGTGTATGGGACAGGTACATAGGGGATGTCACCGATTATCGCGGTGTGACATGTCATGTGGACGCGCCCGAGGCGATAGCGTTGTACCCGTCCGGTAGGTGGCTGGGCGAATCGGATAAACAGGCTAACGCGGAGAATCTTGCATACATGCGTGACGTGTACAATCGTAATGTTGAGACATTCCCGCGCGAGCTTGTCGTGAGGGACGGTAGACCCATGATTGTGAGTATTGATGGCGAAGTACTATTATGATCGGTTGAAAACGCGGGTGTTGCCGCGTGAGGCGGACGTGAACCTGATTATTGGCGCGCGTGGTTTGGGCAAGACATATGGCGTACGAAAATACATGATAGAGGATTATCTGAAAAACGGATATTGTTTTGTTGAAGTGACGCGCTTCCGAGAGGAAAACAATGATGTAGCGGCAAACTATTTTAGTCGTATCGTAAAAGATAATATTTTCCCTGATTATGAATTTAGGACTACCAATAAAATAGCCGAGATTCGCAGAAAAAAAACCGGCAGGAAAGAAAATGAATGGAAAACAATCGGATATTTTATACCTTTGTCGCTGCAACAGCAAAAAAAGAAAAGTACATACGTTAATGTGCGCAACATTTGCATGGATGAAATCATTATAGATACTGATGACCGATATCATACGTATCTTAAAAACGAGTTTGAGCAATTGGCGAAACTTGTGGACACCGTCACACGCGAGCGTGCCGATGACACTGATCTGCGAAAGCCGAGAATATTCCTGCTAGGCAACGCCTGCGACGCTTTCAATCCATATTTTCAGCATTATGACGTGCCGTTGGAACCTGACTACGGTTTGTACTGGTTGGGAGAGAAAACATGTCTTTTCGACTACGTGCGAGATGACGAATATGCCAAGGAAAAAGCTAAAAACACGGTTGCTGGTCGTATGTTGAAAAACAACGATGACATGACCGCAAAAAACAAATTCAAGCATCATGATACTGATTTTCTAGAAAAACCGCATGGGCATGCTAAACTTACTTATGTTTTTCGTTGGTTACGTCATGATTTCGGCGTATATGTTGATTTGCGCTGCGGGTATGTTTTTGTGTCAGCAAAATATGATGACGGTACGCACGTGCCGTATTTTGCTATCACAAGAGATGATAATAAACTTAATTATCTTACCGCAGATGTTGCAAAAGATTTGATTAAAAATCTTACGACGTATTATGGTTTAGGATATCTGCGTTATGATACGGTTGAAACGCAACACGCCGTGATTGAAATGCTTAGAAATTTCGGTGTAAAATAACGTGTGACATACAAAGAGATGCCGCAGTGTGATCGCTAAAACATTATCATTGGTTTCCACGGTTGACTCCGTCAATGATATGGCCGTAAGGATAAGCGCGCCGGTTACCACTGCGAACCATGTCGCGAGTGTGTTATCCTTAAGTCGTACCGGTACGGTATTCGTTCGCCGGTACGGCTTTTTCATATATGAAAGGAAAAAAATGGCAGCAGATGACGAAACCATTGAAGAAACAGACACCGCCGAACGCGACGGTCTTGATGAAAGCGAGGCGCACCGTGCCGGAGAGTTCGATGATATGCGTGACATGCTGAATCGCGTGCTTGACACCGTGAACAAAATCAGCGATCGTGTTGACGACATCTACGATAATTTCACCGATTCCATCGCACAGATGATCGAAAACGGCGCGACCGTCAGGGAAAACGACACCGACGCGGCGGAGACGATATCGAGGGCCGTGGCGGGGACGATAGCGCAGTCCGCGGCGGAAGACTTGGAAAACCTCGATTACACGCTTTAGAAAAAAGGATGAATCATGGCAATAGATAACGCAACCATTTTGGATAAGGTTCGCCTCAAGGGAACCGATGACTACCAGCAACGTATTCCGTCCGCGACGCAGACGGGTGTCGCGAACACCATGCGCTACTTGTTCGACCCGATGAACCGCCAGTATCTCAATGACTGCGTATGGAACATGGTCAACCGTATCGGTCTCACCGTGATGGCACAGAACGCGCCGTTCGAAAACCCGTTGAACGTTTTCAAGAAAGAAAACCTCTATTGGGGTTCTACCGTTCAGGAAGTCGCCGTGAAGTGGATAAAGGCGCACGGATACAAGGATGACGCGGAGAGTCTGCTGAAGATGCACCGCCCCGAGGCCGCCGTATGGTTTTACGAGATGAACCGACGCGACCAGTATCCGATATCATGGACGGATGACGAATTGCGGCAGGCATTCGTCGATGACTTCGGATTGAACCGTTTCATTGCACAGATAATGGAGACCCCGCGCAACAGCGACAATTACGATGAAATGAACATCATGCTCGCGTTGATACGACACTACGAGCGGAACCTCGGTTTCTACAAGATACATCTCGATAAGGTTCCGTCGGACGAAACGACCGCCAAGACGCTGCTCAAGGCATTGCGTTCGACCGCAGGCCGCATGCAATTCCCCAGCACGCAGTACAACGCGCTCAACGTGACCGACATCCCGTCGTACGCCAACCCTCAGCAGATGGTGCTCCTGATCGAGCCCGAATACCTCGCGTCGCTTGACGTGGACGCGCTGAGCGCCGTGTTTCAGCTTGACAAGGCCGAAGTCCCGTACCGTATCATACAGGTGCCGAGCCTCGGCATCGATGGTGCCGTGGCCATGCTCGTTTCCACGGACTGGTACCAAGTGCGAGACACCATGTACGGCACCTCGCAGTTCTACAACCCCCAGACCCTGAGCAACACGCTGTATCTCAACCATTGGGGTATCTACGGCGTAAGCCCGTTCACCCCATGCGCACTGTTCACCACCGACACGGGCACTTCCGTCACGGTCGTGACCCAGACCGTGACCGGCTTCTCGCTGACCCCGGCCACCGCCGAGATCGCGGCGGGCGACGTGCTCCAGCTCACGCCCAAGCTTACGGCGACCGTGACGCCGACGGGAACCGCCATCGAGGTCGCGCCGGACTCCGCGACATACGAGGTGTCCGCCAAGCACGCCGCGAGCAGTTCGGACACGGGCGCGTCGTTCGCGTTGAACGTCAACACGTACGTCGACGATCAGGCGCGACTGCACGTCCAGCGCGACGGTGTCAAGAAGGGCGACGTGCTCACGGTGACCGGCACCGCGACCTACGTCAATCCCACCGGCGAGACCACGGAGTACAAGACGACGTGTACGATTACCGTCAAATAATCCGTTGATGATAGGATGGGTGATGCTTCATACGAAGTATCACCCATTTTTTCATATAAAAAAGGAAGATGTATCATGGACTTTCCCCATCTGCAAAACGCGACGGCATTCCCCGATACGGACACGCGCGTGTACGAGCAGTATCGTAATGTTTTTGACTATAATGTTTGGACGCCAAACACTAAAATCAAATTATGCCGAGTTAAATGGTTTGATGATTACCACGACGTCGTGAAATTCCCCGATGATGACTCAAGAGACGCATGGTTTGACAAATTGGAAGGCGAAACCGTCAAACTCACGACTAATATGTATATCGCTCGTGCCGACACGGATGGTATAAAACTACCCGTGCCGTATATGACGGCACAACAGTACAATTACATTATTGTAGACTTTTCCCATGATATCATCAATACGCCGTATCAAAAAGCCGACGTGCAGACACGATATCATTTTTTCATTACCAATGTGCGTGCGGAAGCGCCGAACACGACAACCTGCGCGATCGAACGTGACGTATGGACGGATTATATCAACAATACCACAATCAACGGATTGCTATTGTCACGCGGGCATGCTCCATTAACGGAGACCACGCCGCAGGAATTGCTTAAAAACCCGCGCGCCAACTGCCGTGATTTTACGCTACCCGACGTGGACTACGGCAGCGCGGCGACGAACATTAAAAAAAGCACGCCGGTTAACTTGCAGAACGGAACAAGATACATATGTCTTGCCACAACGTTTTCCCCGCAACAACTGCGATCAATGAGCAATATACACGGGACGGACGCAACGGGCAGCGCTCCAGAATATACTAATGTCGATGAAACAGTCAACGGTTTCGCGTGGACTGCCGGAAACATAAACACGTCAAACGTGGGCGGCATAGGCACATCATATAATTCCATCGATAATCTTACTACAAGCAACGTGCACATGTACGCGCTGGAATCATCCAAGATATCAGACAGTTATTTTGACGCGCTTTTTATATATTATCCACATATCGCCTCGCAAATCGTATCTGTGTTCGTAGCAACGGCAAACATGATACGGCTTGACTCCACCATTAAGGTGAACAATATAGACTGGCATGTAGTCAATGGCGGGCGTGCAAAATTAGCGGACATTAATCTGTCCGCAAATGATTTCGGTTATACGCCTGAATACGCCCAAATAACACGTCTGTACCTCGCACCCTACGCGCACTTGGAGATATCCGACAACATCGGCAACAAAACACGTGTAGAAATAGCGGATTGCGGGCCTCTCTCAGTCCAAACCGCCACATCATTAAGCTATCCGATATTACGTCAGATCGCATGGCTTGACGGCATCGGTGCCGATGGCAACACATCCATCACCATCAACGCCATCGACGGTGCCGACATCACCGCCGACGTCCCGAACGCGGACATGCTCAAAACACTCATATCCCATGACATACCGACATACGCACTGCAACGGCGCGCGATCGACGCGCAACGCGCCGAAACATACAACCGGAACGTGTCGCAAGCCCGCGAGAACGCGATCCTCGCATACGAGAACACCGCCAAAGCCTCCAACGGCGCGAGATACAACGCGACGGACTCCGCCGACACATCCCGGACAAACGCCAACGCCGCGAACAACGCCAGCGCGTACGCCACGCAGCGCAACAACCGTTGCCGCAGCGACACCACCGGCATCCAGATACAGACGGCAAGCGACGTGACCAACCGCAACCTATCCATGATCACGCGCAACAGCGCGGAATACCTGTCAAAACTGGGACAGGACTACGCGGCAGACCAACTGTACGCCTCATCACAATACACCGCCGACATGGAAGGCGTGGCCGCGACCACAGCCAACTCGATGGCCGCGTCGATATCCGGCACCGCGCTCACCGTCGGCGGAATCGCGGCGGGCGGCGCACTCACCGTGGCATCCGGAGGCACCGCCGCGCCAGCCGCCGTGGCCGCGGTGGGCGCAATGGCATCGAACGCGATCAACGTCGGTCAGCAGGGATACAGCGCGGCCGTCTACATGTCTAAAAACTATGAACTGCTACAGGCATCGATGACCAATCTTGCCCGCAAATACGCAGCGGCCAAAACGTATAACGCCAACACCACCAGCCAAAGCATCAGCGCGGCCACCGACACCACGAACCGGCAGAACCAAGCGGCGGCGGACACGACCAACACGAACAACGCGGCCGCGTCCGACATCACCGCGAACAATGTGGCCATCGGCAACGCCAACGCGGGCCGCACCCGGGACACGACCGTCAACAACGCGACCCGAACACGCGACATCACCACGTACAACGCGAAGCGTGTCCTGACGAACGCGCGCGGCAACGCGGACGCGACGTGGCGCGACCTGCTCAACCACCCCGCGCGACCCGTCGGGGCATATGGCGGCGACAACTTCACGCAGGCCACGGGGCTTGACACCATGACCGTCAAAATCATCACGCAGGACAACGGCGCGATCGCGGCGGCGGGCGACTACATGCTACGCTACGGGGTCGCAAGCAACAAACTCTACAACAGGCCCGCACTGACAGTGTGCAGGCATTACACGTATTGGCAGAGTGCCGACATATGGATAACCTGCCCATTCGCGCAAAACACGCAATTGCAGGCGCTCAGAAACATTTTCGAAGCGGGTGTTACAATATGGGGCAAACCAGAGGAAGTCGGCGGCGACTTCGTACACGACAATCTATGAGGTGATCGAATGGGACGCAAACGAACACATAAAAACCCACCGACCCGCGCGGAGCTCGGCGAGCGTGGCGCGCCGACATGGCAACAATCCGAAACGCTCAACTCGCAGGCGTATTCGATGGCATACCACCAAATGCTCAATATCGCGCTAACCCGGTTCAAGTGGCTTAATCTGCCGAAAACCTGTGATGCATGGTTCCTCGAATACAATCTACTGTATTTCGGGTACGCGACAATCGCATTCCCACACAACAAACCGGGCGTTTTTTTCAGCACGCAAGCGGTGACAACCTCCAATTTCAACGTGTACTACAAGCCCAGAAAATGGGACAGCTACGGAATCAACGGATGGCGTTTCCCGGTCGACAACTCAAATGGCGTCTTCATCTACGCGAACCGCGCACGTACACCACTCATCCCGACCATTGAATTCTTCGCACATGAGATCGAAGATTTGTACATGACGCGAAGACAGAACCGTTTCAATCAGAAAACACCGTTCATCCTAGAGGTTCCGGCCGGCCAGCAGACGGCGGGCATCAATGTCATCAAACAGATTTCAGGCGGTGAAATGGCGATAATGGCCACACCCGGCTTCACGGACAGCATGAAAGCCAACGTGCTGAAAACCAACGTGCAATACATCGGCATGGAACTGCAAAACGACATACAGAACACGTGGAACGCATTCTACCAAGCGCTGGGAATCAAGAATCTGCCGATGAAGATGGAACGGCAGACCGCGGACGAGATCAACGACTACGGTGAACCCGCAGACCTACGCGCGTTGTCCGAACTTGAGGAACGCCGTGCCGCGTGCGACATCCTTAACACAAGATTCGCAAAATACCTCAACAAGCCCATACAGGTCGTATGGAACGAGGATAACATCAGCCAAAACTACAATTATCTCAACAACATCGAAGAACAGGCGAGCAACAATGAATCTTGACACCGATTTTCCGCATTACGCGCCAAACGACACGCATGATGAACACCATCAAGTCATGTCGATCACATTAGGCGAACTACTGATTCCGGGGGGAATCGACTGGGGTTCCAACGAATGGTCGTGGCGTGAAAGCGCATACAATGATGCACAATACACTCGCTGTTGCCGTAAAATCGAAAACCGATACTATGATCGTGAAATAGGCGTGCTCCCAGCAAGCCGATGGAAACGACATTTTCTACGATTGACAGATGAAATAATGCCTGTCCTGAAGCCCCTGTACGCGGCGGTTGACGGCAATCCGGGCGTTATGCTATCGGATATGGATACATGGCATAAAATGCGTACGGTGTTTTCCGATTTTCCCGCTACACAATTATCCGAAAATCAGGATTACGCAAGTAACGCGACCGATAACCAATACGAGACGATCACAAACGGCAATTTTATGGATAAAATCACGCATATCAAGCAAGGTGATTACGTCGATATTGATGTATTATTGCTAGACCATCTGGAAGAATGCTTCAGCCCTTTGTGGACTGTTAATTTAAACAATTACTAGTATCTCACATGAAAGGAGCAATAATGTTTCCAAACATTATATCATTAATGCCATTCTACGCATTATACGCTTATACTCCTGCAATACCCAAGTTCTATTGGGAAGCGAAAAGTCAAGAAGAAATAGTAAAATACCTAAGCTGCGAATACGATAAACTACGACACTACGCGGACACATTAGCAGACAAAGAAAATGAAACCGCACAAGCAGTAAACCAACTCACCGAAATATTCAAAAAATTCCAAGAATCAGGCTTCAACGAATACTACTACCAGCAAATATACAATTGGGTACAAGAAAACATGCCCAACATTATCAGCGAAGCCATCAAAACAGTATACTTCGGACTAACCCTAGACGGATACTTCGTAGCCTACATACCTGAATCATGGAATCAAATAGTATTCGACACCGGCATGAACTACAACACACCCGAATACGGTAGACTCATACTGTCATACGACACAACACCCGACGCACAACCCGTCGATCAACCAACCACAAAATAACCAAAAGGAGCAACAATGCCAAACACACCAGTCCGCCAATACATCGGCGCACGATACGTACCCACCTTCGCCAACCCCGCCGAATGGGACAAAACACGAACATACGAACCACTGACGATCGTACAACACGCAGGAAACTCATACACCTCACGCCAATACGTACCACAAAACATAGAAATCACAAACACCGACTTCTGGGCACTTACCGGCAACTACAACGCACAAGTCGAAGCATACAGACAAACCACACAAAAAGTACTCGATAAAGCCAACACAAACGAAACAAACATCAACAACATACAAGCAAACCTAACCGCATTAAACGCCAACACCGTCTCAGACGCAACCAGCCTCAAAAACAAAATCGACAACACCGAAAACAAAACCAACGCAAACGAAACAAGCATCACCAACATAATCACAAAAGAAAACACAAACTACAAACACATACTAGCAATAGGAGACAGCATCACACACGGAACAGGAACCAACGACCCCGAACACGAAAGCTGGATAAAACAACTCACACAACTCACCCAAACAACACAACTAACCAACCTAGCACAAAACAACGCAGGCTTCACCACCCCCGGACATGACACCGTCCCCAGAACATTCCCACAACAACTCGAATACGCCAAAAGCCAAAACCTTAACCCAGACTGCATCATCATCGCAGGCGGCATCAACGACGCATGGTCAGGCGACCCCAACACAATCGAACAACAAGTACACCAAACAATCCAATACGCCATCACCAACTGGCCAAACGCAACCATATACTACATACCAGCCCCAATAGCACGCACACTCGGCTTCAACGCAGCAAAACAAAAAAACCTACAAATACTAAGCAGTCTCATAAACGGCGCACTAGGCCTACGAGTAAAAACACTAAAATACGCATGGGAATGGCTCTGCACATACGAAAACATCTCAAACGACGGAACCCACCCCAACACACAAGGCGCACAAATACTCGCAAAAAGCGCATACCAAGCAATGCAAGGCACCACAGTCCGAGCAAACCTAAAAGCACAACTAATCCAAACAGTCGGTGACAACATGTTCTTAAACAACAACCTATGGGTAGCCGTCAACAACGGATTCTGCCAACTATCAGGAGAAATAGGCGTAAACAAAACATTAACCGCGTTCAGCAAAATATTCCAACTACCACAAGGCTTCGAATACCACGGCATATTATCCGGCATATTATCCAACGCGCCGCAAGTGAACAACGTATACTACCCTTCAAATAACGCAGATAGAGATGTCAACACACTGCAATCCATCCCCTCTCAATCAACGATCTACGTCAACACCTCTTGGCAAATAGGCGTGAACTAACAAGAAAGCCTCTGGTCTCATCAAGACCAGAGGCTTTCTTGTTTTATTCATCATTCAACGTCATCAACTACCTTAACATCATATACACAGCAAGCACTACCTTTAAAAAAGCACTCATAAACCCAATCACAATCACCATACTCATATTCAAGAACCACGCGAAGAGCTTCCTCAGCATCATCAGCATTATGAATCTGATAATAAATTGGCTCGTCTCCATTCTCAATAAAAACCCCATAAAAATTATCGCTGATTTTCGTAGTCAAACTCTTAACTTTAAACATTTCTTATCCTTTTTTTTTTTGGTTTGTTTTTTCTTGCATCATCAATAATACCACACGCACCACACGACACACCACCTGTCAACCTCGCACGACATGTCGCACCTCCACGTACCACACGACACAACACCTGTCAACCTCGCCCGGCGTGTCGC